CCAAGAGGCAATTTTGCCCTCTTTCTGTACTTTTGATGCCCAAAGCTGGGGAATAAGATTGGCATTGATAGTGTTCACAGTGTGAACCTCCTAAATTTTATTCAAGTAGTTTTGGATCAATTTTCTTTATCATCTCTTTTGGAATTTCATCAATCCTGCCGTCAATAATCAACTGTTCCACTTGCGCCCAACTCATTGCTGCCGTCTTTGCTCCTGACAAGCCTTGCGCTCTGGGGAGTCCTGCTGTTTTGTCCAATGCAGAATGTACGACAGGTTGCTGTTGCGTAGGCGAAGGTGCTTGACCATTCAAGGCAAGGAATTTGTTCTTATAATCTGCAAACGTATCTTCCACAAGTCTAAAGTCATCTTTGCTTCCCTGTTTAGAACCGATGCGGTTGAGTGCTTCCGTCACTTTCTTGCTTTGTTTAGCAGGAAGTTCGTCAAATTCCGCAACAGTATAGGCATAAACCTGTTGAAACAAGGGGTCTGACTGCAATTTGCCGATAAACTCCGTATTTTCCGCTTGCGTTTTCCATGACTGTCGGTTTTCTTGGTCTTTTTCCTGCACAATCGAAGTCATGGCGTTCAGATAAGTCTGATATTTCCTGTAATCTGTGAATTGCAGAGTGGAAATATCATCTTCTGCCGTCAGTCCCACGATTTCCCTTGCTTCCTTGTCTGCTGTTTCAGTTAACATGGCGAAATATTTTGCCTTTGCTTCCACAGGACTGACAACAGGAGCAGCAGGGGCAGGATTAGGTTGAACAGGTGTTGGCGCTTTCGCTTGTTGCGCCTCATAAGCGGCAAGTTTCGCTGCCAAAACCTTATTCTTTTCGTTTACTTCTTTGAATCTGTCATACGGAACGTGTTTACTGACCTTATCGCTGTCAGGCGCGGGTTGTTCCTCGACAGGTTTTTCTTCTGATGGAAGTTCTTCAACTGGAGTTTCTTCACTCGTGGCATTTTCTTCAACAACCTCTTCTTGTGGTACTACGCTTTGAATCTCTTCTTCCGTGAAACCATGCTGTTTTAACGATTCAGCGATCGAAGTGATTTCATCCATGTGTTTTGTTTTTCTCCTTTAGTTTTACGTCATTCACGGACGATATGTTTATCCTTGCGGATTCGCACCCTGTTGATGTTTGTTCTTCATTTCCATGTCAAGCATCTTCTGCTGCATGATGGACTGCGGCGCAACCTGTAACCCTTCTGCTGCCAATATCCCTGCTTGCGCTTCGACAGGCAAATCCTTGAAGTTGATTGTCAGGGAAGTCTTGGGAGGTTCAGGTTTCTGCATCTGCGCCTGTTGCTGAATCATCTTCTTGAGTTCTGCCTTGTTGTTGATGGGCATATACTCCAAGATCATTTCAGGAGGAACCTGACCGCCTGACTTCTGATAGTCAATCAGTTGGAACAAGGTGGACTGCATCAGTGTAGGAGTCATTCTGTCAGGCTCAACCTTAATGTCAAATTCAAACTTGGACAGGTCATACAGAACCTTTTGCACTTCACCTGTCATAGGGTCTTGCTGTGGATTGATAGCACTCGGTTGACCTGGCGCAACATTGACAAACTGCTGTTCGTCATCATCACCGATAATCCGCATCACCTGTGCTTCGGTGAAGTATTGCGGAATCAAGCCCGGTCTGCCCTTGCTTCCCCACAACCTGTCAATGATGAGCTGTTCAGAGTAATTGCTTTCCTCTGCCAAATCGCTTATCTGCGTGAACGCTGCGCCTTGTCTGCGGTCTATCGCTACGCCGCTCATGCTTGCAGGAGAATCCATGCTGCCCATTGTTTCGGGGTTGACACCCGATATTGTGTAGAAGTCTGCACCGCTGGACTGTTCCATCTCGACATTCGATGCGCTGATGCCGGGGGATGCAATGTATTCAACCTTTGTCACGCCCGGAGGAACATTGAACCTTGCGCCGGGAGTTGTGCCACTGTTCTTTAACTGTGAATCAAATTCAGGAGTGGAAGTTCCATATACCAACCAAAAACCATTCGCCTGTCTGCTGACAATGTGCATCCGCTGGCTTCTCTGCTTGTTGACTTCACGCTGAACATCTTTCAAGTCCCTGATGATTCCTGCCGGTTCAAGCGAAGTGTCGTTCTCGTCACGCTCTCCTGTGAAGTAAGCATATTCAGGAACAAGCGGATACCGCTGATGTTTGTATGGGGAATCATTTTCTTCAAACAGAACATCATCGCAGAATACTAAATACTTGTACTTCCATGTAGGTACAATGTGCTTCTTGACTCCTGGGACTTTGAACTTCGCCATTGCTTTGTATTCAGCAGGAACATCCTTCTCTTCAAACTGTCCCTGACCGTCAACCACATAGACATTGCGGAACTCTTTTTCTCTGTACCAATACTGGCAAACCCGAACCTTCTTCAGTTCCTTGCTGTACCACAAGGGTTCACCGGCAATAGTTTCAACTTCCACTTCTGCCGCATCGTACTTGTGTTCAAGACTGCTGATTTCTTCTTCCACTTCAGGGTAAATCTTCTTCAGTTCATCAGGGGATTCCCAACTGTATACGCCACAAAACGAAGCATCGGATAAATCATCCTGCTTCGCTTCGGGATCAACGAATACTTCAAACGGACTTCTTCGCTCAATGCGAATCTCGCCGTCCATCACATCATAATCAAAGTCATAATAAACCCAATAATAGCCAACGCCGCAAATCAGTCTGTCTTTGATGACCTTCTTCTTATGCCGCTTGAAATTGCATTTGTCATACACATTCTTGGTAACACCTTTGGCAATGCGGCAAACTTCATCATCGCCATGACCTTTGGGCAGGAAAGTTGCTTCTGACAGGTTCTTGCCAAAGTAACCGCTGACTTGATTTATCATCGGCCTGCATCGGTTGATGGTAATGGCAGGGCGGTTTTGCTTCTTCAAGGATTCAATGTCTTTTTCATCCCATTGCTTACCCTGCACAAAGCGATAATCTTCCCTTGCTTCCTTGCGCCAATCAACAGACGATTCCAATGCAACCTTGACATTCTTTCTTGCCGAGGTGATTTTCCCTATGTCTGTGGGCTGTTGGCTAATCAACTCTTCATCCATGCTCTGCCCCCTACTGCACCATTCCTGTCCTGAAAAACATTCCGTATATCTGCGTCAACTGGTCTGAAGTCAGTTGGTCAACGAAGTAGTTGATTTCCACATTGCTTGCCAAAGGGTCAAGTTCACCCTTTTTCTTGCAGTCCACAAGCACCTTATATGCAAAGTCCTTCAAGGCCTTATCGCTTACATGGGGTTTAGAAGCCGCTGACAAAGACATTCACCATCCCTGTGGCATCACCCGAATAGATGTACTTCCTTGCCCTCTCCTTGCACTCAAACGCTGACCCATGCCACTCACCCTTGTGCAGTCCGTCTTTCGTCACAACCACTCTTGCGCCGAGTGCATGAGGCTCAACGATCATCTCGTAGCTTTCAATGATCTCGCTGCCGTACTTCACCTTCCCGGCAACAACAACTTCTTCTTTTACTTCTTCTGCCTTATCTTCACTTTCAGGAACTTCATTTAACTTAACTTCACCATTATTTTTTTTTGCTTCTCTGGCCTTTGCCATCATTGCCTGTCTTTCTTCTTTGGTCAAACTCATCCGGTCATCCAACTCCCTTTATAGTCATCTGTATTTAACTCTTTGTAGTTGTCGTAGTCGCGGGGTTTCGTCGGTTCCTTTGGACTTGCCTCCCTGATATAGTGCATCTCTGTTGAGAGAGCATACCGTATGGCGTCAATCAGGTGATTGTTCCTGTCTACTGGTTTCGGCAGCGTTATGCCATCTTTTGACTCTTCCCATTTGTATGCTGAAAATTCTTTCTGTGCGCTTGGGCATCCAACATCAATCACAATATCCATCTGCTGGAGCCACTGGATACCATGCCTGACAGAATCTTTGCCCTTCTCCGCGCCGACAGCGCATATGCCGCGCTCTGCAAGTTCCTGTATGCTCTTTGGGTCGGCAGAGTCGCAGTAGATCGCTTCCCCGCCAAACATCGGTTTCAGCAGTTTTGCCAAGTCATCGTTTGTCAATCCGCGCTCATACAGTTCGTCCAGGATGTAAACGATGCCACGCTTCCTGTCCCAATGTGTCCTGACTCCTGCTGCCGGATCTGAAGCAAAACCAAAGTCGAGTCCATTGCTGAACCTATCAAACTTCTTCCTGACCTCCGAGCAATCTTCCACTTTCCAGTTTTTGAAGATGACCCCGCCGAGTGATCCCCATTTTCCTAAGCTGTAAACATCATACCAATACTTGTCAGTCACATTCTCGAGTGCCGCAATATCGTCAGACATCAGGAACTTGTTGTCCTTGTATGTCGTGTGGACAATCAATAGGTTTCCATCACGCAAAACCTTTGAATCATCCACCCACTTCTTGAAGTATTTCTCATGCAGCCAATGTGAAAGCAATATCGGATTAAACGATTTGATCCTGCGCTTCTTTACCTTTGAATATCCACGAAGTCGCTTATCAAGCTGGTTGTCATCCGCCGGTTCGTTCTCCGTTGCTTCTTCTTCCCATATATCCGTAAAGACTCCCTTGACAGGGGTGATACTCTTTACCTTCTCCACATCGTCCAATCCCACAAACACCGCTTGCATACCGTTCTTGTTGCAGGTAATAGTCGGAGGACTCTTGATGACGGTAAACCACTTATCCACTCCCCATTCATTGATGACCTTCTGCACCTCATTGAAGCATGATGCAGCTATGGTAGAAGCCACTTTCCTTGTGATGAGATAGTTTCTATCACCCTTCATCAAGTCCAGCACACATCGCTGCGCTATAAACTTGCTTTTGCCTGAAGATGACCCGCCAAAGAATATCTGATTCCTTGTTTCATCATTCAAGTATGGCAAGTAGACGGGGTTGAACATCTTAGTGTGGATTTCAAAGGTTGCCATATATCTTTAACACCTTTCCATCAGTGCGTAAAATATGCCCTGTTTTTTCCGTGTACGCGGAATTATTAAAAGTGACTTCACGCCTTATGTTATATGGGTTCATCGTCACTTTTGTATGGTTGTGTCCCTATTATCTTAGATTGACTCTTTTTTATTTTTTTCTGCTGTAGAAAATAGCACGTGAAGGAGAGATGGAACACTATATTTGCGCCCACGCCTTCGCCCACCAGGGGCCCCACCGCCTTTTCTCCAGCAATGGGGGCAGTCAGGCAGCAGAGCAAGCACGATCATGCGCTCATACTGCCCAGCATTGCAAGGAGCCAGCCTGTCAGTGTACGCATTAGTAGCAGGTCATAGGAGTAGGTTTGAGTCCGAGAGTATGCATTATGTAAAGTAGACAGACAAGGTACAAACCCTTATACTATAAGGCATCTCACGATTCACCATATAATACTATGCCATATACTATACTAATATATGGATATACTGTTAAAGTTTAGGGTTCATTCTCAACTAACTTTACCACTATTGCATCGTTATGGTTCGTTTGGTCGATGACCTGTTTGTCTGTGTAACCAAAGCTTGGCTGCTTCAAGCGGAATATGGCCATAATTGGATTCACGTCTTTAGCACGAATGAGAAAAGACTCTTGTTTTTCATGGAGTCTTTTTAAAAGATGTCGGAATCCATATATTTTGTTTACTTCCTCATCGTTACTCCATTCATATAAAGTATCTCTATGAGGATTGTCATCCAGCATACTGCAAAACTCTGGAAGGTTTGGATCAGGAATGGAATCGATATATTCAACCAATCTTTGTTTAATCAGTTCCTTATCGAATACTTTAGGCAATCTATATCAACTCCAATCTATATTCAATAAATCTAATATACTATTTATCACAAAATAAAAGACTCTAAAAGCCTAAGGTATCATCTATCTACCTATGTAATAAAAGTTGCTTACAATCAATCCTGGAGCGTACAATATATAGGCTGATAAGTGAATCTAAGTTATATATAGTCTAATCGACTTGATTTAATTCATATCAGCCTAAAATCAGTTATTCATTCAACAGGAAGCATTTCATTGTAAATTAAGCGTTTTTCAAGTTGAGATATCCATTTAGGTTCTTTAGATAAGTTGAATTTCTGCATTAACTTATCGGGATTGATGTCAATATCAGTTACGATCTGTTGGAACAATCCAGATACAAAAAAAGATTTACTATCTGGTAAATCATTTAATGCTTGGTTGACTATTGCTTTAGACAGGTTAATTATTCCTTGGCTTGATTTAATATAGTAAGGTCTACCAGCTATAGTTCATATCACCTCGTTTAATATTGATTAACTTAAATTACCTTCTATATACTATTATACACTTTGAAAAGGGCGTTTTCAATATGTTGTGGCTTGAATAGCTTACTGTGCAAGGGTTTATGTCACTTGAATTAATTAATTGAATCGCATAATTGCAGGATGCAGGATCGCGGAGATGTACCAGAAAGCAAGCAAGCAGACAGCATAAAATTAAACCTCTCAAGCTAAATAAGCAAGAGAGGTTTATTTTTGTCAGAACGGCTCCACCATCCGCATCGCCTTGCACCAATTTCTATACCTGTACGGTTTTCTCTTTCTTTTCATTCGCCATGCCCTGCCGAAATGAAAATCAGACCAAAGATAAATATCTGTCATGCATCCTCCTAAAGTTAATTTGAGTTGTGTGGAGTAAATTGGAGTATCATCGAGTAAGCCACAATCAATTTTAAGGCACTCCACGTCCTCTGTACGCCACGATAATGTATTAAGTAATCCAAGTTTATTAACGACAGCTTAAATTGCTCTCAATCAATCCTGATGCGAATTTGTTTTGTCAAGTTCGGCTCGTTGCAATGCGATGTAGCAGTTTGTCCCGGTTTCGCCCAACACGCCGTTCAGCTTAACAATTTCCTCGTTTTGAGCGCAAACAGTATCGGCGTTCCGTTTGTTTTCCCTAACCAGTTGTTCTATTTCTCTGCGCTGCACGATTATTGTCGTTTCCGCAATGCTTTTTGAGATTTGTTCGGTTTGATATTTTGTAAACCAATGCTTACAGTCGGCATCCGATTGAATAACAAGTTTGTCAATTGTTTTATACGCAACATCTCTTTCTCTCACGGCTTCATCTCTATATATTTCTAATTGTTCGGCTCTGTCCAGTGCGATTTGCTGCTGTGCACTGGCTTTAGCAATAAATTCTTTTGCAAGCCTTTCTGATACTGCATTGTGTCCTGCAAGCGCCTGCTGGGTGGATGCGATTGTGGTATTAAGGTTTTTTATTAGCGCAATTATGGCATCTCGCTGATTTTCATACATCGGGTATTTTGGGTATTGGGCAAGAATCAATATTGCCCAATTTGACATTTCTTCATCTGTTAAATCTTTTGCATCCATCAAGACTCGCCTCCCTCAAGTGCTTTCCCGCAAACATTACAAAGTCGGTCAATAACTTTGCTTCGGATGTAAGGTGATTCAGCATCTTCAAGCGCAACCCAATAAGACAACACAATATCGGGCAGTTGTTTTAGAACTTCCCGCATCGCAAGCAACTGCGCCTCTGCCCTTTCCGCTCTGTCTACCTGCGCTTTGATGACGGCAAAATGCTCTTTGCACTGCTCCACGCAAACGTCTTGATAAAACTTTTCCATATTAGCGTATTCTTTTTGCAGGGTTTGCAGCTTGGCGTTTGTGGTAGTTTCTAACTCCGCATAGTATTTCACGCAGTTGCTTTTGCATTTCCCAAAGTCGTTACCTTGGCATCGTTCGTGCTTGCAATATCCTTCCATCACTAATCAACTCCCTTCTGCTTTTCAGTCACTACGCATTGGGCACAAGCCGTCTGGTTTAGTAGGCACATATTGCAAACCATAGTTTTATACTTCTCAACCTGCGCCTCGCTCTCAAGCAGTTTGGACTTGGTTAGCGCGTGTTCACCTATTTCTGACTGCAAGTCTAACCACATAGCATTTTTATCATTCCCCATCTCTAGGAATTTGGTTTTGAACTTCTCAACCTTGTCCATCTCCGCAAACAGTTCTTTGCATCGGGCGTGAAACATTTTATGCCAGTATTTTGCTTCTGCTTCTCTTTCTCTCAACTTTGATTCCGATTCTCTCAACTTTGATTCCGATTCTTCCCATTGTTCTTTGAAAAACTCAGCATCAAGAGCATACTGATTTGCCCTGTATTCCTGCTCGTCTGCCCATTGTTGGATTTTATCTTTTTTCATCTTCAGCTCTCCGAACCGTCACAACTTCCTTAACATCACAGAGAGCGAACCCCTGTTGTGACTGTTTGTACCCCAAATTTGCATCACCGTCAGAAGTGCAGTTTCGTAGACACAACCACGCCCCTTCTCTGCTTTTGTCAGGGTGATACGAGATGTGGTCGAACTCTCCAGAAACTTGCACGTCGTTTCTTGTTGTTACCGTGATTATTTTACTCATCGCCGTTGCCTCTCCGAAAAGAGCCTGTTTAACAAGAGCTTCCATCTTATCCAGCGCATCGCGTACATATCCAACATTCCGCACGTCGCGGGTATAATAGTCACAACACACACCTTTCAATTCACTACGGACTTTATCAAATTGTTTTAAAATGTCGTTTTTTAGCAGTATTAATTCCTGCGCTTTGCTCCGTTGTTGTTGCTCACTCATCCCTGTTTCACGCTCCCCTTCAAAATCCGCAATTCGTTTTCAACAGCCCGAATCTTTTCCATCACATAGGGGCGACTTGCTCCCCTAAAATCCGTGTTGGGCGTAACTTCTGACGCTCGAATTGTTGCCGCAATTTCAACCAGCATATCAACAATAGTGCTGGCGTGTTGAATCTCACTCATCCGCGCTGGCCTCCTTCGCTTCGAAATGGTCTGTCGCGTTTCTCACGCACTTGCTACAAGGATAATCATTGCCGCTGTGAGTGTGATAATATTGACATTTTGAAGTGCAGGCATCTTCTTCGAATATTGCCTTTTTCAGCAATTCAATGGCATCATCAATCTTTTTCATCCCCCCGCCTCCTCACTTTTTGCTTTTACAGCAAAAATAACTATTGCGCTTGGAAATGGCGCGTTCCATTTATGTCCACCGAATTTCAGCCTTCCCCTGATAAAGCGGATCTCGCCTTTCACGCAGAAGTCATGCCACCATGCCGTATCTGTTCGCGCAGGGACTAAACAAACCACCGTAGATCCATTCAGGGATGCTTCGTATGCTTTCTTAACCCACTTGCCTATTGTTCTTCCATAGGGTGGATTCATCCATATTGGACAAGACGGCCACAACTGTGATAGTCCGTCTATTGTGGGAGAATACCAACTATCGCATTTTGTATTATCAACCGTTGCACAGGCATCTAACATGAAATTAAATTCTGCATCCAGTTTATCGAAAAAATCCTGTGGGGTTTCCCATTCGGGAGTGTTGGAAGTAAACATTCCTTCATTTATCATCTTATATTATCCTCACTTTTTGCTATTGCTTGCCAGGCGGCTAAGGCGTCCCTTGCTTCCGTGTGCGCCTGATTATGGGCATCCAGCCCCGCAAAATCGTATTCGTTTTTGATACGCATGCCTTTGGCTGTAATCATTAGGTTGATTACCCTCTCGCTTGCCTCCAGCCTGTCCAGCAACGCCAGCATCCCTAACGGATCGTTAACTGTTGTCCGAAAAATAAAGAACGCTTTCATAACCGCCTTTTTCCGTTCTTCCGCTTCATACGGCATGGCCTTTGTATAATAATCTTGTGCCTCAATTGCCTCAATCGCCGCTACTGCCAGCGCCCGGAGTTCCTTCACGTCTAAATCCATGCTGACACCATCCTTGCAGTTATTATCATTGGTTGTCTATACGGTTTAATTGTAGCAAATTCCCTTTGCTCTGCTTCATTCATCTGCCTAACTGTTGGCGTTCTGTCAATGCCTAAACTCTTTGCATACTCCCTGCATCGTGCGTCCAATTGTTTGAAATTCAATGGAACCCAGCTATACAGTTCATCATCTTGCTTCTTAGATCGCGGGACAATGCGATTCATTCTGTAAGGGTCTGACACTCGCTTTTCCCTGGCGTTCGGCACAAGTTCAATGCCATTGTTGTGTGCATGTTTCCAAATGGTATAAGGTACTTTTCCTGTCAGTTCAGCTATTTCCTTGCTTGACTTGCCTTGTACTGCGTATTTGCGGATTTGTGCAACGAGTGCATGGTTTGGAAGTGTCATTTCCCGCACCACGCCTTTCCACATCTTTTACAAACGATAAACGCTTTCTTCCCTTCTTTGCCTGTGAGCCAATACTTGATACTCATTTGATGCCCATTTATCAGACAGTTGAACCAGTTTTTGATTGTTGTTAGCATTGTTTTGCCTCCACTTCAATTTCAATTCTTCCATTTCCTTTGTCAATCGTCCAATCCTGTATTCTTGGCAATGCCCAATAATCATCTACCCAAACAATGCCAGTTAAACAGTCGCTCGTTAATTTTAATAAATTATCGCAATCGCGCCTTCTTCGGTCATTCCAGAACACCCAAACATTCAAAATGACTTTGGTTTGTAGGACTTCGCCCTTCCACCAGGCTTTTGCTTTCAGCGCCGCTGCCTCTTGCCATTGCTTTGCTTCTGTGGTTTTGAATGTGAACTTGCCTCTGCGAAGGAAACAATGGTTGACTGATGGAGGTAGGGGAAGGATTAACCTATTCAAGCCGTCACCATCCCCTTAAACACGCATTTACTCCCCACTCGCTCAATGTCATCCCCATACCAGGAGCCACGATACCACTGCATTGCTTTGCTTGTATTTATTCGCTTGCCGTTTGATTGATGCTTGAGGACGATGAGGAAGTGGAAGAAATCTCTGACAGTTGAGCATTGTTTGCCATTTAGACATTCATCCATTTTCATTCCTTGCGCCTCCATTCAATCTCTTTCTTTGGTTCATCTAACTGTTTAACGTCCATCTTCCCTGCCAACGCTTTGATAATTTCGCTCATGCCGGACAGTTCCAGCGCCTTTTCATTCTCTTTGTTTTGATGATTTTTTGACCGCATGGATTCATAAATTCGCATGAAATGCGCTCTGTCAGCTTCGGGATTCTCACTCATGCAAAGGTTCACCCATCCGATTGCCCTTGCCGCCCTCTGTACCAGTTCACAACTCCATGAAGGAGCGCGATAGACTCCCGCATCGAATATCTGCTTGTTGACTTCCTCCCATGCCTCTGCTGCTGTGGGAAGTTTTTCATATCGTGGGTCAATGTCTTGCGCTGCTTCAACAACTTGCGCGACAGAAGGGAAGAAGTTCGATGACCGGCACACTCTGACAATAGCTGCCTTTGCCACTTCAAAGGGAATGTCCATCAGCATCATTTCCCATGCTGCCACAATCGGTTGTGGATCGCGCTGCTGCATGGATGGATAAGAAGCCGATGCCAACATAACCAACGCTGCTACTTCTTTTTTATTCATCTGATTCCTCCGCTATTAATTTGCATTTTTCTTGAAAGGATAACGCCCTGCCGGATATTTGATTTAGGTATCCATCAAACTTGTTTCCAAACAGGGTTTCAGGGCGAAGATATTTTTGTTGCTCTGTTCCAACCCATTCCGCACACTTCTTGTCAATCACCGTGTAGAAGTCCGACAAGGTATATCCATCATTTACCCTTGCGACAATATGCTTCTTGTTGGACTCCACATTTCGGAAGTTTGTTCCAACCCTGCTGTTTAGGTATTCCAAAACTTGACTATATATTGTTTCAGGTTTCAGGATTCCAGATTCAGGATTCAGTAATAGGGATTCAGGATTCAGCAGGGCAACTTCTGTGCTTGTTTCGTGCTTGTATGGTGCTTGCACAGTGCTTGTTGATATAGCAGGGATTTCGGACTCTTTTTCCTTACAATGAGGGTTTTGATGAGAGAGAAAATGAAGGATTTGAATGTACTTTTTTTGCTGTCCGTATCTGACAATAAACGATGGTGTTCCGTCACAATCTTTCTTGTTTGTTATTTCCAATAACAACTTTTCAATATTTACGTTGTCATAAGGAAATATTTCAGCTTTGATTCTTGCCGGACGATCTTCCAACCGTCCTTCCCTGTCAGCCATGCACCACAACCCAATAAAAAGCAATCGTGCTGCATGACTACAAGATGCAAGTCCTTCTGACTTGAAGAATCCGGGTTTAATGTTACGCGCTCTCATCTTCATCCTCTGTTATGTTTAAGCTAATCTCTGTTTGAATACCCAATCCCTCAAAAAACCGCAACATATATGCCGAAAGGCTACTCATAGATGAAAATTTCAAGTCCAAGCATAAATCTTCATCACCACAATAATGACTCACAAAATACTTTTTCATTTCATTACTCCCTTCTTTTGTGCATACGCCTCTATCTGCCTTTCCACTTCTCTACTGCCATATTCAGCATGTGTCTTGTAAAACAGGCATCCATCGCAGTTCATCTCTGTCAGTAGCTTACAGTATTCTTGAATCTCATTTGAATCTAAAACTCGTTCGCCCCATTTGAAGCATTGTCGGCGGGTCATGGTTGAGGCTCCCATTGTTCAACTCCTCTGCAACTGCAACACGGTTCTTTAATTTCTGCCGTTATATCGTCATATAATGGCATAATATTTTCCGAGTGTTTACAATTCCCACAACATTTCATCTCGTTTATGCACTTCACTATCTCCGCAACCTGATAATCATCCAACCTTTCAAATTGCTCTAATGCTTGAATTGCTTCTTGTGGATTCATTGTTCTACCCGCCTTTCAAGGGCAAGCTGTCTACTTGCCCCATGTTGAGTTAAAGTCAGTAATTAGAAGTTAATGTCAGTATCATCAGGCTTTACATCATGCCCGAATTGATTTGCACCCTGTAAGCGTTTGATTTCGGGAACATCTACGCCTTTGCGGATTTGTTCGACAGAGCGAATGAACCTGCACTTGGTTGACAGCTTGATTTTCCCTTCTTTGTTCAACCATTCTTCTTGCCCGAATACCCCGCCAAACAGTTTGCCTTTCAATGTCTTTTCATCCCAATTCCACTTGTATCCTGAATTACTATTTTCGATTGCGGTAATCATGCCCTTGAAGAATTTCAATCCGCTGCCGTCAACAAATTGCCGATATGTTCCCTGCCATTTTGCATCTTTATTGCCGATAATTGCCCGGTCAAACTGTTCTGTGTAGAAGTTGGCGCACGGTCCTTCAACGATGTCGAACGCAACCACCAAAATGTCTGCACCGTCTCTTGTGGTTTCAATCCTTGCTCCCTGAATCTTGCAGATATGCCCTCCTGGTGTGACTGACTTGTAATCTCCTGTGAACGCTTGTTCCTGATCGTATCCTTCGGGTTTGTTCATCGTTCAAATTCCTCCATTTTTTTTATTACATCGTTTAGATCGTTGGGAATGTCTTTTTCTTCGAAGAGACCGAGAGGGGATTTCCCTGTTGAATTGTTGCTTTGTGTTTCAAATATGTGTTTCCCGTCAACGATCTTTGCAATCAGTACCGTGGTAAATTTTGATTCCAAAACAATCTTGTCCAGTTTTCTTCCCGATGTCTTAATACGAGTCCATGAAAATCCGCTTTCGTCCCTTTCTGTTTGCGTGTGTGCCATGAATACTACTGTCAAATCGTCACGCAACAAGTGAGCATTGCTGATAAGTTCCCATACGCTGGCAGCTAAATCCATCCACTTGTCGAACCCCTTAATGGCCATGCGGTTCATTTCATCATCAATCATCATGGAGTTAATGCAATCAACAATGGCAACCTTAATATGTGGAGCCTTTTCCGAAATGCTTTGCAGCAACGCAGTAACTTTTTTGATATCGCTGGTTTGAGAATAGTTTTTCAACTCTTTGTTGTACTGCGCTTTCCATCCCTTCCATGACAGTCCTTTCCTGTCAGCGTCAACAATGAAGGTTGATTTTGGGTCTAACAAACGACACGCCGTTGTCTTGCCTGAACCGCTTTCCCCCGCTACACAGATAACTCTGCTCACCTTATTCTCAAACTCCTTCCCTGCACCAACTCCGCCCCGGCTATCCCTCTTCCCGCTTTCAACGCATCCCCTATTGCCTTTTTGTCAGGCTCAACTAATACTGTTGTGCGCTTGTATTCAGCAGGGATCAAGTCAATATCATGGATTTCAACCTTGCCAGGATTTGCTTGAAGGGATACTGTGAACAAATCTGTTTTAAATTTATCCCTGCCCAATAATTCCATTGCACCCTGCAACCTGTCTTTCAATGCTTTGGCTGCGTTCTCTTGCGCCCTTGCTCTATCAGCTAACCTTTTGCTCTCTGCCTTGATGCCGTCCGTGTCATTGAGCATTGCCATCATCTTGCAGTAACCGTCTACTTTTACATCCAATGCCATGTTCAGCGAATCAACAGTATCCAACCACATTTCAAGCTGTTCAGGATTTTTTTCAAGTTCTTCCATTGCTCCCTGATATGCAGGGACTAAATCGTATAAGCGGGGCATACTATAATCCACCTCCATCGCTTTCTGCTATGCCTTGGCTTTGTGTATCTCCAGAATCCTTTCATAGTTTGCTTCCTCCCCAAACTTTTTGTTTTGATTTGGGATTAATCTACAACATTTGTCCAGCTTTGCATACATGGCGCATTTGCTATTCAAGCACTCGACCATCAGCATTTTGTCGTTAATGGATAGCAAGGGGCAAATCAAGGGTTCATTCATCTGTTGAGTCCTCCTTTTTCCTTAAATAACCGCCAATTTCGGCTTTCAAAGATGTGATAATGGCATCGCTATCTGCTTTAATTCGAGTTAGATTGATTTTGAGTTCGCGTATTTCGTTGTT